TGCGGGCGGTCACGGGTGGGGGTGCGGCGCCCGAGCAGAAAGGCCAGGGCCTGGACCACGGCGACCACGCCTAACTCGATGACCACGATGCCGGCCTGTAGGTGACTCACGATTTCACCGCTCCCCGGATCTCTTGAATGATGAGGTCGACCCGCCCCGCCGGTTGCCCGGCGGCCGGGCCGATGGTGGCGCCCCACCCGTCGACGTAGGTGGTGGGGGCGGCGGCGCCCGCCGGCACCGAGCCGACGACGATCCCCCAATTACCGGCCAGCACATCGGACCGGCGCACGGTGGTCGGCTCGGTGCCATAGCCGAACACGCGCAGCATGGCGGTAAACGAGTTGATGAGCGTGGCGTTGTAGAGGTAGCGCACCGACATGTTGTCGGTGGCCCAGCACACGCCCCCCTCGTCTTTCAGCAGCACGTACATCTTCACCTTTCGGGTCGGTGGTGGGGTGGGTTCGGGGGTGACCGAGCCGCCCTGAGCGACGTCGGCGCGGAAGGCGTCCATGTTCCACTTGGCGCCCCCCGACGCGTAGCGACTCTGCCCGGCGGGGTCGATTTTGCGGTCGGGCGCCCACTCAAAATGTGAAAACGCGTGGGGACACCCGTAGTGGGCTTGGAGCGCGGCGACCAGCACCACGTAGGCGTCTTGTTGGACGGTGGGCCACGGTTCCCCGGTGCCCCCGTTGGCGGCCTCGATGCCGATGGCGTGAGTGTTCATCGAATCGGCCGGCACCCCGCCGAGCGGGCCGCCCTTGCCGTTGGTGTTGGTGGCACCGGCCGCCATGACCCACACCTCACCGGTGCGGGCCAAGTAGAGGTTGGCGATCGGCCGATCGGCCGACCCGTAGCAGCAGTAATTGACGTCCGCCTGGCCATCGGTGCCCGGCCCCGACGCGGTGTGGTGGACCATGACGGTGGTGGGGCGCCCCGACGAATAGCCGCCCGAGCTGCGCGCCCTGGTCGGCCATCCCGGTTCCTCGTGCACGGTGAGCCCGGTGGCGCGGCACACTTCGGCCAGGTCGGTCAGGTAGCGGCCGCTCACGGGGTCGGCGCCTTCCACCACGTCAACAGGGCGAGGGCGATGGCGGCGAGGGCGGCGGCCCCGACCCCGGCGGCGACTTGGTCGCGGATGACGAAACCGATCACCGCGGCGTCGAGGGCCACGGCGAGCGTGAGGGCGAACACCACGGCCACGTAGTCGCGCCCGGTCACGAGCCCAGCTCGTCGAACACGTGGCGCAAGTCGTCGAGGGCGGTGAGCACTCGGCGGCGCACGTCGTCGTTAGCCGGTTGGTGGTCGACCCCGAGCAGGTAGAGCACCACCGCGGCGTAGGCCAAGCGGCGGGCCAACACCATCAACTTGGCGTCGGGGGTGTCGTCGGCATCCCACGCATCCTCGGGGTCGTCGTCGCCGAGCGGACCGAACGGTTCAGGGCCGAAAGCAGTCATGTTCACCACGCAAACCAATAGAAGTTGATGGTGGTCGACACCACGGGGCCGCCGGTGTTGGAGATACGCGCCAGCACCTGGAAATTGGAGGCGTTGCGGGTGGTGACCATGAGCAGCGTCGAGGTGCTGTCGCCGTTGGTGATCACCACGGCGGTGGGGGTGCGGCCCAAGTCGTGGGGGGTGGCGGCGGGGAACCCCGACGCGTTGGTGGCCACGGTGACGAACCCCCCGGCGGTGTCCGGTTGCCAGGCGGTGGCGCGCTTGGTGTAGGTGCGGAAGGTGTCGAGCATGACGGCGCGGGCCCCCACCGGGGCGGCCGACCATTGGGCGTTGAGCTGGGCGAGATTATCGAAACGGCCCACCGTCGTATTGCGGATGGCGTTCCCCCACGCCGTTTCGATCAACGCGCCGTCGGTGACGTCGGGGATGAGCCCGGTCGAGGGGATGGCCAGGGGGGCGGCGCCCACCTCGCGGCCCATGGCGAGGCGGCGCACATCGGCGAGCTGCGCGGTGAGCTGCGCGAGCACGGCGTTGAGGTCGGGGGTGGGGGTCTCGGGGTCGGTGACGGTCACGGTGGGGCCTCCTCAGGCGGTCGACCACGTGCCGGCGCCCCAACGGGCGGCGCCCCATGGTTCGGCGGGCGTGTACGGCGCGGCGTTCTCCAAACCAAGGGTGACGGTCCAATCCCCTTCGGCCTCGATGCTGTGCGCGATGCGGGTCACGATCATCGGCATGTCGAACACGGTGGCGCCGTCGTCGATGAAAAAGGCGCGGCACCGCACCCCGTAGCGCAGGAAGGTAAACAACTCGTCGGCGAGGTTCACGCCTCGATGCCCCTCCCCCAACATCGAGAGCACGGTGCCTTGGACCCGGCCGGTGGTGGCGGCCCGCACCGCCAAGATGCGGGCGCCCAACACGTCGAGCTGCGCCTCATCGGCGGCGATCAGGTCGAACCGGCGGAACGTCGAGGCGCCCACCTTCGAATAGGTGTCGGGGGCGACGTAGTTGCGGACGGTGCCCCCGGCGTTGGCGAGGGCGACCTTGGACACCACCTCGTTCATGGACTGCGACACCAGCCAGGTGGAGGGGCACACGTCGGCGCCCGGCCCGTTGCCGATGGTGAACACCGGCGCGGTGGAACCGGTACGCCACCAATCCCGGTCGCGGAACACCACCCACCCCTCGGGACTGAAAAACAGGGAGCCCCCCTCACTGTCGGCGGTCACGCCCAGCTCGTCGGCGTAGTTGCGGGCCAGGTTGGTGCCTTGCATGTGGACCTGCCCGGCGGCGATATCGCGCCACCCCTTGGGCCACCCCATGCGGTCGAGGATGCGGGTCACCCGTGCCCCCGACAGCTCCCCGGCGCCCACCGGCGGGTCGAGCTCCAACGGGTCGTCATCGGCGAACAGGGCGAGCCCGTCGACACAATCGAGCTGCACACCGGGGCGCCCATCGGCCAGGTAGGTGGGGGCGGCGGCGTCGATGTAGCCACGGAACAAGGGGAACTCGACCCCGGCGAGCAGGCCGGAGGCGACGGCGCCGGTGACCCGCACGGCGCGGCGCACCTGCACCGCGCTGGGCGTGTCGGTGAGCAGGCGCGCCCACCCCGACTCGTTCTCACCGATGAGCTGCGCCTGTCCGACCCCGAACCGGCCCACCGTGTAGTCGACCCCGCCCGACACCTCGACCCGGCGGAAATGCTCGGTGACGTCCACCCACAACGGCTCGGTGCCCGACCACAAGGCGTCGGACGTCCCCCAATGCGAGGTCTGCCAGGCCCCGACGACGGTGGGGCCGTGGACGTCGCCGATCCCCAACTCGACCCGCACCGTGGCCCACTCGGCCCAGCGCGTTACGACGTCCACGGCAACCCCGACGTGGGCACGGTGACGGCCCGCGGCCCCGAGAGGCGTAGCGCCCGGTTGTAGCCGGCCACCACGGCGTCGGAGATATGGGTGGGATTGCCGATGCTCGGGGCGTTGATCTGCACCACGAGGGTGGGCGAGTAGGCGGCGGCGGCCGGCGCCCCGAACCCTGTCGGGGCGCCGACCCCGAGCGCACCGGCCGCCGCGCTCGAGGCGCCGTTGGTCGACGACGGCGGCGCGCCGTTGGCGCCGGTGACCCGCACCGCGGGGAATAGCCCGCCGAGACTGAGCAGGCGCTGGAGCCCTTGCACTTGCACGTTGACGGTGGCGGTGCGGTCACGGGCAAGCTGGTCCATTTGGTGGGCGGCGTTCATGTAGTCGCCGCGGTCGATGAGCGCCAAGATTTCGGTGACCTTCTCGGGGGGGATACCGCCCAACGCTTGGGCGTAGCGAATCACGTCTTGCTTGGTGGCGATCACGCTTTGTTGCATCTTGCGGTTGGCCTCGATGGAGGCGGCCGACCCCTCGACCCCGGCGTGGTGGGCGGCCGCGGTGGCCTCCCGCAAATCGTCGAAGGCGTCCTTGGCGCGCAGTAGGGCCGACTCTTGGTCGAGGGCGCCGGTCATGGCCCGGTAAGCGGCGTCCATGTTGTCGGCGGCGTCGGCGGCGCCGTCCATCGACCCGGCGAGCTGGTCCACGGGCTTCTTGGTGTCCTTGGCCTTCCCCCCGAAAAACGAGAGGGCCTGCCCGACGAACCCAAACGGTTCGGTGAGCCCCTTCAAGACGTCGCCCAGCGGGCCTAGGCGTTGCTCGAAACCGTGGACGGCCTCGACGGCCCGCCCGTACCACTCGACGACTTGGGCGGCCCCCTCGACCAGCGGGGCGAGCTGGGCCACCACCTCACCCAACATCAGCTCCAGGTCGCCGAGCGCGTCGGAGAGCGCGTCTTGGGCGAGGCGCATACGTTCGGCCTCGTCGGCCTCCCCGGCGGTGATCGTCTGCGCGTTGGACACCGACCGCATGGCGGTGTCGATGGCCTTCCCACCCTGCACCATCAGGGGGGCGATGGCCCCCCAATTCTTCCCGAACACCCCGGCGGCGGCGGCGGCGCGGGTGGCGGGGTCCTTGATGGCGTTCAACCCATCGGCGACCGACTCCATGGTGGCGTTGACGTCCACCGACCCGTCGCGGGCCCGCACGATCTGGCCCCCGGCGGTCTCGATGGCGTCCCCCCCGGCGGCCGCCGATTTCTCGACCGCGAGCAGGCCCTTGGTAATGGCCTCGGTCGACACCTGGTAGTCGTCGGCGACGGCGATCCAGCGCGACGCCTGCTCGGTGGTGAGCCCGAGCGCGTCGGCCATGTTGGTGGCCTCTTTGCCGAGCGAGGTGAACTTGGCCAGGGAATCCCCGACCACCTTGCCGACCGTGGCCAGCCCGACCCCGGCCGCCACCCCCGACGACTTGAGGAACCCCCACGCGTCGGTCAGCTTCCCGGTGACACCGGTCGACTTGGTGGCGGCGGCGTCCGTCTTGGCCAGGTCGCCCTGCAAGCCCTTGAGGTCCTTGGCGGCGCCCTTGGTGACGGCGTCGACGAGCAGGGTCAGGCGGTCGGTCCAGTCCATGGCGTCACCCCTTGCCGTACTCGGCGCGCAACCCCCGCGACGTCGCCCGGTAGAAGTCGGGGCCGGCGTCGCGCACAGCGGCGGACAGCCCCCGCGACCAGACGCGCCGAGCCCGGTGGCCGGGGTGGCGGACCTGAGCGGCCACCGGGTGGCGCAGGGCGCCGGCCAAGGCCTGAGCGCGGCGAGGGGCGACGCGGTGCGCCGGCACGGAATCCTCCATCAGGCGCACCGGGCCGATGGCCTCGACGCGGGCCGAGCTGCCCGACACGCGGCCCCGCACCCCGACCGAACCGGCGTTGAGCCGGCCCCCCCTCGACCCGGCCCGGACAGCTTGGGCCAAGTCGGTAGTCGCGGTGCGGGTCGCGGCCGCCAACCCTAGGCGGGCGGCGCGGTCGACCCCGTTGGCGAGGGCGCCGATGGAGGCGGCGCCGTCCCCCAAGTCACGGGTCATGCCGGCTGAAACGTGTTCGGTTCGGTCTCGTCGGTGGGCACCTCGTCGTCGGCCTCCTCGTCGGCGGTGGCGGCGGCGGTGGCGGGGCCGATCACCGGTTTGCCGTCGCAGGGCAGTGAGACGGTCGCTTGGAGCGGGGTGCCGGCCTCGCCCCCGTACTGGCCGGCCACGATGGTGCACGTGCCATCGCAGGCGACCGGCGTCCCGGTGGCGGTGTTGATCCCCTCGACGTGGAACTCGACGCCCGACTCGGCGTCGTGGTCGTAGAGGTACTGCGACACCGATCCCACCTCGCCCCAATCCTGGAGAAACGTCAGGTCCAGCGCGAACGAGCTGGGGGCCGCGGTTTGCGAGGCGCCCGTGCAGAAGGTGGCGGGCACGTCGACGTTGTTGGCGGTCGGGGTGAGGGCGGCCGAGTTGACCTGACACGAGAAATCGACGGCGGTCCCGGTGGGGCCGAACTCGACGGTGGCGTTGTCGATGGTGATGACATGACGGGGCATGAGTGGGCCTTTCAGCAGTAGACCACGGGGCGGGTCACCACCGCGGTAAGGGCGGGCAACGTCCGGTCTCCGGTGTCGTAGGGGCCGGGGCGAGCGTCGAGGATGGGGCGCACGTTGGGCACGATTTCGCCGAGCCGGGCGAGTTGCCAGCGCACGGCCTCGTCGTTACCGGGACCGGTGCCAATGATGGCGACCGGCACCAACACGGTGGCGGTGCGGACGTCGTCGACGGTCACCACCGGCACCCCGACCACGACACAAGGCGGGGTGATGTTGCGAGGGTCGGTGGTGACCCGCACCCCCTCACCCACCGCGGCGGCCACCTGAGCGGCCACGTCGTCGCGCACGGCGTTGAAATCGGCGGGGGGGTTCATGCCACCACCGGGCGGTTGACACCGAGCAGCCGGTATACCTCGCCGAGCGTGCCCCCACCGGGCAGGTAGCCGGGGGGGAACTCGGCGAAGCTGGCGAACCCATCGGTGGCGCCCCCCTCCCGGTAGCGGGCGGCCGCGTACATGACCACGCCCCGCACCACGTCAGGGCCGGGCGGGGTGGCGGGGTCGTCGACGTAGCCGGCGGCGGCCCGGCGCCGATAGGCCCACGAGTTGGCGGCGGCGGTGGCGGCCGCCATGTCGGCGTCGTCGGCGGCCGCCGTTTGGGGTTCGCGCAGGAACGTCGCCACATCGGTCACGGTGGCCCACGTCACGGGCACGTCGGGGGGGAGGGGCGGCGCCGAACTGACGCGGCCCCTCGGCGGGTAATACGGGTAGTCGTAGTGGGTCACGAGCCCGAATCGGACGACTTGGACGTGGAACGGGTCGAGCGGGTCGCGGTGCGCTCGTCGTCGGTGCGCTCGGTGCGCTCGGTGCGCTCGGTGCGCTGGGCGCCGGTGGGCGCGACGCCCCCGGTGAGCAGCAACTCGACGAGCCCCCGATTGTCGGTCACGCCCATGGCGGCGAACTCGAAAACGGCGACGTCGCGCCCGAGCAGGCGGGGCACGTCGACGGTGAGGGTTTGCATGGGGCCGCGCCACGTGCGGAAGGCGTCGCGCAGCCCGACCACCGCACTGTCGGGGTTCATCGACCAATCGACGGCCCACCCCAAGTCGCGCACGGCGCCGTTGGCGTCGGTGAGGCGGAACGAACCCACGGGGTTCATCGGCGAGTAGGTGGGGAACAGGGGTCGCCCATCGGTGTCGACGGCCTTCCCGATGGCGCCCCATACGTTGGACCCCATCAGGAACACCTGAGGCATGGCGTAGGTGGCGCGGCCGATGACCAACGCGGCGTCGATGATCGAACCGTTGATGTCGGCGGGGTCGAGGGGCATCGAGGCGGCGGTGATCCCGGCGAGCAGCGCGTCGGTGGCGGCGATGTTGAGTTGGAGCGCCATCTCGCGGGCGTACAACCGCATGAGTTCGTCGAGGTACGGGGGGTCGGTGCGGAGAATCGTTTGGATGCTCACATCAGACCCGCCCGCGAACGTAAGCACCGGAAACGGGGTGTCCGCGATGAGCACTTTGCGCGACGCGATCTCGGTTTTTTCGGCGAGCTGGGGGCCGACGTCGGGGCCTTGGGTGAGCACCGGTTGATGAAGCGTGTTCCCCGAATCGGGGAGCGGGCGGGTCGAGAACAGGTCGACGGTCGACGACACGGTGCCCATCAGGTCGACCACGTCACGAATCCACGTCTCGGGCACGATGCCGGGCACATCGGAAGTGAGTTCATCGACCCACGCGGCGGCGATCCGGCCTCGGTAGGCGTCGTCGACCCCGCTCTCGATGTTGGCCCGCACGAACGCGCCGAACGAGGGGAACCGGCCGGCCCCCGGCGCCGAGCTCGCGCCGGCGGTGGCCCGAGTGCGGGGGGCGATGGCCCGCCGATGGGCCTCGGCCCGCGCGGTTTCGGTCTGCCCGTTGTCGTCGGTGTCGTCGTCGGTGCTGGTGTCGTCGTCGTCGGTGTCGTCGGTGTCGTCGCGCCCAGCGCGAGCCCGGCGGTCGGTGGCGTTGGGCATCTTGGTGGCCCCTTTCTTGGTTGGTGAACGGTGCGCGGCGATCGAATCGAGGCGGGCGGCCGAGAACATGGGCAGCACCACACTGGACAGCTCCAACAACTCGGCCTTGGTCACCCGGTAATGGGAGGTGAACTCGTCCGCGCCGTCGTCCTGGTCGGCCTCGATGATCCGGGCGCCGATGGAGACGGCGTCGCGGATGCCGTTGGCCATTTGGCGTACGGCGCGCATGACGTCGGGGTGGTCCAGCTCGGCGCGGGGAATGTGCATGGTGGCCATCAGGCCCGGCGTGGGCTTGGTGACGTCGTGGAACTCGGCGCCGAAACCGAACGCGGTGCGCGAGTGGTCGAGCAGCATCTTGACCCGGCCCGGTTCGGTCACATCGAAGGCGCCGGCCTCGATTTCGTACGTGTCACCCCACCAATTGAGCGTGCCGGCCACGTTGAACGGCACCGCCAACGCCTGGACCACGATCGGATCGGTCGGCGCCTCGTCGGCGGCGGCGGCGGTGAGCCCGGCGACCACCATGCGAGTGGTGACGGGCAACACCCCCTCGATGGTGTCGATGCGGCGCATGGCGAGGGTTTCGCGACTCAACGGCATGGGGTCACACTTTCGGGGTCGAGGCGGCCGGGGCGGGGGTCTCGGCGCCCGAATCGGCCACGGGGGTCAGTTGCGCGGTGCGCAGGAACGGCTCCAGGTCGAAGGCCACGGTGGTGCCCCGCGGCGTCACCTTTTCGTTGGACAGGGCCTCGCCCCAACACTCGACGAACGGTTGGAGCCCGAAATCGAGCAGGTCGAGGCGGGCGGTGAGAGCCGTCTTGTAGGTCATCGAATCGTTGGGCACCCCGACCCCGAGCGAAAACGCGGGCATGTTCACGATGCGGGCCACGGCCCCGTCTTGGTAGGCGCGGGACTCGACCATTTGGAGGCGGGCGGGGTCAATTTCGGATTCGTGGTACTCCAACGATTCGTTGAGGAACCCCACGGCGTTGAGGGCGCGGGCATAGGCCCAATCGTCGACGAGCCCCTGCGCCTCGCCCCCCCCGACCGGTTCCCCGCGGACCTGTTGGAGCCAGCCGGCGGCCAGCTCGGCGCCCGCGAACCGGTTGGCGGCCCGGTCGAGCTGGGCGGCGGTGGTCAGCACCTCGCGACCCCCGTTGAGCACCCCGACAAGCGGCGATTCCCACAACACGACGTCTTGGGGGCGTAGGGCGATGGGGGCGAGCCCGTACTGAGGGGTGAACGGGTCGGGGTAGGCGCCGCGGGTCCAAACGATCACGTCGGCGTCGTCGGTGGGGGCGAGTTGATCCCATGGCATCCATTGGAGGGCGAGGGCGCGGCCGGTGACGTCATCCTCGACGGTGATCCGGGCGGCGGCCCACCCATGGAAAAACAGGTCGTCGGTGACGTTGGCGACAAACCAGGCGTGCGAGTGGAGAGGGTCGGGGCGGTCGAGCCATCCGGGGGGCAAGGTCTCGACCACCCCGCCCCGATCCCGTGTGACGGTGAACGGAAGGCACGACAGCACCCCACAGACCACGTCACGAGCCCGGTTCACCACCGAGTTGCGGATGGCGGCGTCACGAGTAGTGACCGCGGGGACGACACGAGCAGCGCGCGCCGCGGTGAGGCGATCGGTGACGGCGTCGCCCGCGGCGGGGCCTTGCAAGGTGTCGGCGGCCACCCACTCGTCGCCCACGCTCAACGTGTTCTCGTCGGGCGGCGGGTAGTCGCTGGCTCGCACCGGCCCCCGATAGGCGGCCGGGAATAGCCGCGCTAGCCGGCCCCCCTTGTCGTGTTGCCCCACGTCGCCCACCGTGACGTAAGCAACTCGGCCGCCACAAGGGCCTGAGAGCGGCGAAACCCCTGCTCCGGGCACCGATGTACCTCGGCGCCCGTCACGTCCCGCAGCGGGGCAACGGGGGCCGAATGGGGGGAGATTCGGCGCCGGGGGTGAATCCTCCCTGTGGTCGGGATCGGTGGAAGTCGTCGAGAACGGTCCGGTGGTGTTCGGTGTCGTGCCGCTGGTCGCGCGTCGGTTGCTTACGTTTGCCCAGCGCAGCGCGCATGCATCGAGGGAACCGCCCGCGGATTTCTCACGCCACCTCACGGCCCGTGGTCGGATCGCGCGCGTTTTTTCACGCTGCGCGGTTTCGGCCCGATTTCTCGCCGATTCTTTCGGCCGTATCAGAGTGCGAGAAACCGTGAATGCCCTGGTAGATGGCGTGACGGGCGTCACACCACCTCGAGAGCGGGGCGGTTAGCGACTTGACGTCACGGCCGGCGGGGGAGCAGGGGCCGGCGTCGACCACACCCCCCACGCCGCGACCACGCACGCCACCAAGGCGTCGACGGGGCCGGTCGAACGGGTCCGCGACCAGGCCCAGGCGTCGCCGAACCGGCGCCGGACGGCGTTGGCGGCGGCGACGTCGAGGGCACGCTGCGACCGGTGCAAGACGCGAGGCGGGGTGGCGTCGAGGTGATCGGCGAACGTGCCGCAGGCCCGAGCGAAATCGGTGGCCCCGAGCGCGGTCACCTCGACCCGTAGCCGGCGCAGCTCGGTCACCACCGAGGCGCAGGTGAGATCGTCGGCGACCACGGCGACGGCGTGGCGCTGCCGACGCAAGTCGCGCACGTAGGGCGCCACACCCGCGGTACCGGGGAGCTGGGCGACCACCTCGACGACCAGGCGCCCGGCGGGGTCGAGGGCGGCGAGGGCAATCGAGGTGTGCGCCCGGTGCACGTCGACGTCGAGCCCGATCACGGGGCGGCCCACGGTGCGAGCTCGCGGCGTGGCGGCGGCCGCCCAGGCGTCGAGGTCGAGCCCGTCGTGCCCGCCCATGCCGGGCGGCCACCGGTTCAGGTACTCGCGGTCGAACCGTTCAGGCTCCCGCGACAGCTCGGCCAGCTTGGTCGCCACGAATGATTCGGAGATGGTGCGCCCAAGGGCGGGCATCGAGGCGCGCCATACGGCGGGGTTCGCTCGGTCGTCGTCGTCGTCGGCGCCCCACTCAAACCAGGCGACACCCCGGCCAGGGTCGGCGGCCGCCGAATCGCGGCCCAGCTCGGTGTAGTGCCAGAACATGAGCGACTGCGCGTCCCCGGCGTTGGAGGTCACCCATAGCTGGGGGTCGGGGCGGGCCGCTTGGGTGGGGCCGAGCGCGTCGAGCACGGCGAACGGCAGTAGGGCGGCCTCGTCGACCATGACGGTGTCGAGGGACGGGCCGCGCCCGGCCTTACCGGTGCCGGCCCGAATCTCCCAGCGCGACCCGTTGGTCCACCGGATGCGCTCTTTGCCGTTGGAGCGGCGCACGTCGGCCACGTAGCGGGCGGCCGGCCCGCTGGCCAGCTCTAGCAGCCGGTCGGCGGCGATCGACCTGTCTTGGCACACGTAGGCGCCGCGCTGGTGGCGGCGAGCCAGGGAGCGGAGATAGGCGACGGCGTCGGTGAGCGTCGATTTGCCTTCCTGCCGACCGACCGACACCCCGACCGTGGGGTAGGCCAGCAGGCCGGTGGTGGGGTCCACCTCGCCCGCCACCTCCAACACCTCGCGCTGCCAGTCCATGAACTCGGCGCGCACCAACCGGGCGAGGGCGGCGAGGCGGGCAGGGGTGCCCCACGTCTCGCGGTCAGGTCGTCGAGGTGTGCCCCAACGGGGCCGACAGCTCACGCCATAGCTCGTCGTCGTCGTCGGCATCGAGGTACCCCACGCGGGCATAGAGGGCGGCGGTGGCGGTCAGGTAGACGCGCAAGGCGCCGGCCACCACCCAAGCGGACCCTTCCTCGACGTCGCGGGCCCGCTCGGCGGCGTCCACGTTGTCGGCGGCGACCCGCTGGGCGACCACCAAGGCGGCGTCGACGGCCTCCAACCGGCCCCCGGCCCGCAAGGCGGCGACCGTCTCATCGGCTGAGCGGCGCGTACGGCCCCGCGGCGGGCGTTTCGGGGCCACCGGGGCGAACAGGCGGGCCTGAGCCGTCACGGGTCGAACCCCGTGGGGGTAGCCCTAACGTCGTCGGGCCGCTGGGGGTTGCCGACCCGGATGACGACGTCCACGGTCACGTCGAACCCCAAGCGGCGCATAGACGCCACCACCGTGCCCAACCGGTTCATGGCCCCCTCAATCGACACCTCGTCGAGGGGGGGCGCCCCGATGGTCAGGGACCCCTCGCGGTCGAGGCGCTTCACCACAACGGCTCGGTTCGGGCGGTACTGCGCCGATTCCGGGGGCGAACAGGTGTTCGCGGGGCTTTCCGGCGGCGTTTCGGGGGCTGGGGGGGAGATAGCTGGCGAC